GCTATGGAGATACAATTTGCGTAATGGCTAGTGCTGGAACATTATTTTTAGCAAGTAGTGCTGTAAGTGCAATAGGAACACTATCTAGTGTCCAGGCACAAAGATCAGCTATTGCTAGAGAAAATTATAGAATAGAAACTGAACAAAAATTAGCAACATTAAAAGCATTAGAAGAAGAAAATTTTAGAAGAGCTATTTTAAAAGAAGCTATTGCAAATAACTTTGCATATCAATCTATTGCTGGATATTATGATGATGGAAGAAGTTTTATGAATATAAATAAACAAGCAACAAATAAAGCTAATAAAGATATTGCTAATATTAGACTTATGGGAAGTAATGTAGATAATAAATTTACAGCTCAATTATTTGAAAATGATTTAAAAGAAGAACAATTAGTTTTTGGTGGTTATACAAGTGCAACATCAGATATTCTTACAGGATATGCAAATTACAAGTGGTATAGTTAATGGCTTTAACAACAGATAAAAGAAGAAATATAACTACAATATCATCTCAATCAAATAGAATGGGTGTAGTACAAGCATATAGTGGAGATGCAGTAGGTGTTTTAGCAGAAAATATGTCTAAAAAATTAGATTTTTTTGCAAAAAGACAAGCAGTATTAGAAGAAAATAAATACAAAGCAGATACACAACATAAAGTTTACAAAGCCATTCAAGAGTATGGAAGAACTCATTTTGATAATCCAGCAGCATTTTCAGATAATACAAATGCTTACATGGATAGTGCAGTAAAAGAAGCTCCTAAAAGATTTAAAAATTGGACCAAAAGTCTTATCAGTATGGAAGCTGCAAGAGAGGGAGAAAAAATATTTAATAGAAGATTAAACTTAGATTTTATAGAATCTGCTAAAGCAATAGATATTTTAATTGAAGATATAAATGATCAAGTAACAACAGATTTATATGGTATGAGTTTAGATAAAGTAGATAGTTATTGGGCAGAACAATTTATACCAAAATTATCAGAAATATATAAACAATATACAGATCTATATAATTCTGCATATCCAGAACAAAAAGCATCTAGTAATATGCTACCACCAGAAGAATGGCTAAAAACTAGAAAAGTAGCATTTGAAACAGCTAAGGTTACAAATGAAGTAAAAACTTTTATTGATAGTAGATATGCTGAACTAATAGAAACTACACAATTAACTACTGCTGGAACTTTGCCTGTATTAACAGGAGCTAATGGAATAACTACATTAAAACAAGATTTACAAAATTTATATAGAGATTACATAAATGATCCAGCTGCACAATTTGTACAAGGAGCTTCATCATATATTGAAACATCAGCAGATGATAGAAGTGCAATTATTAAACAAGTAGATAAATTTGCAAATAGTTACATAGATACTTTTGTTCAAGAAAATAGAAAAGTAACAGTTTTAAATGACTTACAAGCTAATGGAGCAGCACAAATGATTATGAATGATGCTATTATTGATCCATCTAGTTATGTTGATTTTAATATTGCAAACTTTTCTTTACAATATCCAAGTTTAGATTCTGATACATTAAAAAAGGTAAACGATAGAGTTATGATAGGTCAATTAATTTATAGCAAAGTAAATAGTTTATTTAATAATGATTCATCAAATGTATCTACAACACAATATCAACCAATAACACAAGCTGTAAATGAATTATTGCCTCAAATAAACTTAATTGATAGTGAAATGTTTGCTGGAGAAAAAGGAACAAAAGAACTTAAAAGTTTAATTGGTAGAGTAAATTTAAAAAATATTATTAGTGATAGATATAATGGAATATTAAATGGTCCAAATATAAATATAACTGAAGGGTCTATGCCTAATTTAGATAGAATAATAATACTTAATGAAGATACTGGAGAATTTGGTTTTGATGATGATTTTAGAATTATATTAGAATATGCTGCTAGAAATAATATTAATATTCCACAAATAGATAATTTTATAAATAATGTAACAAGTTTAAATGTTGGGTCAAAAGAAGATTTACAAAGACTACATAGTATTTCTTATATGGTACATTATCTAAATAATAGAAATGGTTTTTCTTATGATTTTTCTAATGTTCCTACAAATGTAAAAGCTGCATTAATAAAATTTAATAAACTAAGAACTTTTGATACAACAAATTTACCAAAACAAGATGTAGCAAAAATATTTTTTAATATGTTAAATAAAGATAATGAAAGTTTACAAAACATAAATACAAAAATAAATTCTTTTATAGGAGATGGAGAAGAACAAATAAACAAACAAGAAATTGTAGCAAATATTTTAAATAAAAATAGAAAAAAGTTTTATACACCAGCTCCAATAATAACTGGTAAACTACCATCAAAATTATATACTACTGGAGAAGCAACAGCAAATGAAGATAAAATATTTAATGATACTGCTGCTATGCAAACTGTTGTTATGCCTTTATTAGAACTGTATTTATCAAGTGTATATGAAAATGAATATCAAGTAACAAAAGAAAGTATTTTAGAAAACATAGAATTATTTACAGAAGCTATTGCTGAAGAAGTAAAAGACAAAGGATTTTTAGCAGTAAGAGGTAATTAATGGAAAATATATTTTTATCAAAACTACCAATGTATGAATACTACACAA